CGAACTGCTGGAGCGAACCAGTGGACTCACGAACCTGCGGGTTGACCGCGTAGACACCGGCAATCGTGAAGACATCGCCGGGGACGACGGTCTTCGCGTTGGTGGCCGAGGAGAACGAGATCGTGTTGATGCCCTGCGTAGACAGGGTGGACGTGACCGTGAGGGAGTCAGAACGCACGGCCGAGCCGGTCAGGAACTGACGGATCGACTGGGACATGTTGACTTCTTCAAGGCCGAGGATGCCTTCGCCCATCATGCCGTTCTTGAACTGGCGGCTGATGGTGGAGGTCGGGTTGAAGAGACCCTTCATGCCTTCGACAAGGCCAGCGTTTGCAGCCGGGTTAACCGTTGCATAGCGCGGGGACATCGGGGTGGCGAACTCGTTCAGCTTCTGCTGAGCCTGGAGCAGGACGAGCGAAGTGGACGGGACGGTGCCGGGCGTGCCAACCGAGTTGTAAATCGACTGGAACGAGTTGGCGACATCGGCGTCGATGCTGGATGCGAGCTGCGAGATACGCGGCTTGAGAACACGTTCCGCGAAGTCGTCAAGCTGCATCGTCAGCTCAGCGGACGTAAAGTTCACGCCGATGTGCTTCTGCGAGGAGACGGTCAGGGTCGTGAACTGCTCGTTGTCGTCCTGAACCTGAAGCGCAGCGCCGTCCGTGACCAGAGCGCGGTCGGGGAGGCGGATGCGGAGGGTCGAGCCGATCTTAGCGCCTTCAACGGCGAACGAATCGTCGTACTGGCGGTTGACGTTGCGGGTGATGACCAGGTTGTTCTCAAGAATTTCAAGAGCCTTCCGGGTAATCATGTCAATCGTAAGAATGCTATTGGCCATCGTTTCACACTTTCAAAAGCTAGCGGTTGCGCTGCGCTTCCTGCTTCTTAATCTGACGCATACGCTCAGCTTCAATCCACTCCGACGTGCTCATGTTTTTTACAGAACGCGGGTCGGTGGTATCGTAAGCCTGCTTGCCAGACGATCTGGCACTTGCAATCGGATTAATAGGCGCGGGAGCATTTGAGGTTTTTTTAATTGGAGGGCTTGCAGCCAGTTTGGCTTCAATTCGACCAATCTCTCGCGCTTGCATGATAGGCGAAAGGGCAGCGATACGGCCAGCTTCCTTCGGGTTGGACCCTAGCCAATAGATGACATCGGGGCCGTTGTCCGAAGACTGGATCGTCTGGGCCATCACGTCCGTGACGGGGAGGTTCGGGTTGTACGCGACCTGTTCAAAGTCGTCGTAGCGGCCCCGCGCGTCCTCTTCCTTTTCGTGATAAACATCCAGAAGCTGAGCTTGCTGCTTTGCCGAATCCCGTCTGGCGACTAACTCCTGAGCTTTGCGTTCTGCCAACGCTTCCGCGTAGGCTTGGGCATTGTCAAAGTCGTTGACATCAGGCGGGTTGATCGTGGGTGCCCTGCGGACCTCCAGATCGGCTAGGCGTTGGGCCTGCTCTCGTTCCCATTTCCGCTGTTCGCGTGCAAGACGCTTTCCGACAATGGCGTCAAGTTCTTCCTGTGTGAAAGATTTTGAAGCTTCCGTCGTGGGTTCATCCGGCTGGGTATCAACAGGAGCAGGAGCCGCCGTGGCTTCAGCAACCGGCGCGGTGTCATCCGCTGGTAGTTCTAGAGCTTCATCGCTCATATGCTATGCGTCCTTTCGGATACCTGGTGAACCTCACCAGTACGGTTAGGGCTTGACATTACGACAAGATGCCGTTGGCGTCAATAATTAGACCAGCTCTTCAACCGGCGGCACCGGCAGCGCAGCGTTGTAGGCGTCGCACGCGGCCTGAATGCCCTCGTTGACGGTGGCGGTGCCGTATTGGGCCATGTAGCTCTCAGCGGCGCGGTTCATCACGAAGTTGACGTACTGATCGGCGCCGAGCGGCCCCTTGGGGACGACGTAGCCGTCTGTGACTTGGACTGCGTAATCAGTCATTGGAGGTCTCCACGGTCTGAGCGGCCTTCGCCGCCTGTTCTAGCTTTTCAAAGAGCACAACGGCGGCCTTGGCCCCCTGAATGCCGGTCGCCTTGACGGCAGCGTCAATCAATGCTCCCAGCGCGTTGGCTTCTTCGTTGGTGAGGTTGAGCGTAATCATATTAAACCCCTATAACTGTCCAGTTAGCGCCATTGTACCAAACAAGGGCTTGAGCTGCACCGCCGCCCGCAACCGCTGTGCCGATGGCAGGAGCCAGCGCATTTGTTACGCGGGCAACCATGCCGGTTGATGGCGTCGGCAAGTTGGCGACTAAAACACCAGCGCCGGGAGTAATTGATGTTCCGGCGTAGACGCTGCGCGGTCGTAAACTGTTAACAAGCCCGACATCATTACTGTTGTCGTTCAAAAATATTATATTTCCGCCAGTATTTACAGCAATTTGACTTGCGTCGCCTAAGTAAACAGCAAACCCAGAAGCAGGAGTTATTCTGATTGCTTGGCCGCCAAGCAAGCGAAGCTCGCGGGCAGTACCTGAACCAAGTTTCTCTGTCCCAATATCAAACCTGTTTGACGAAAACCGCGCAAATCCACGCTCATAATTGCTCGTGTCCGTATACGTGTTGTACACGTTGAAGGTCTGAGCGTTGACGCCGTTGCGCTGAGCAACAATATTGGCCGCATCGCTGGTAAGAAATGCCTCGCTATTAAGGGCAACTGAAGTTGGCGTAATTGCTCCCAGCGACAAACTGATGGCGGGTGTTGTCGTGGCAGTCGCCACGGTGCCTGAGACGCCATTGGCAGTCGTGACAGACACACTGGTCACGGTTCCAGAACCAGACGCAGCAGCGGCCCAAGTTGCCGTTCCGCCGCTGACGGTCAAAACTTGACCCGTTGAGCCGATGCCAAGCCGTGTCGAGCTATTCGTTCCGTTTCCAACAATAAGGTCGCCGGTTGAGGTCACGGGGGACAGAGCGTTAAACCCAGCCGAGGCCGTGGTCTGCCCGGTGCCGCCGTATGCAACGCCGACAGCAGTGCCCTGCCACGCGCCCGTGCTGACGCTGCCGTCTTTCTTGACGCTAAACTTACTGGTGCCACCAACTTGAAGGTCCATCAGCAATGACGCCGCAGCAGATTGGTTGTAGGTGTTCGTGTCAACGTTGAACCTCAACCCGGTAAACGTCGTACCAGAATTGTTCCACGCCTGCGTCAGGTTCAACAAAGGCGCGCTAGTCGTGATCGGATCAGTGCCCGTTAACGACGTGGACCCCAGCAGCGTCGTGGCGACAGTCTGGGTTGAGTAGACGGACGGCGTGGACACTGACTGGCTGTCCGCACCAAACAGGTAGCCCGTTGTCGGCAGCGACGTGTCGGGCGTGAGGGTTTTAAGGTTGATGTCCGTCATGTGTTAACCCCAAATCAAATAATTGCCGGTATCCCACGCGAGAAAATTGCCCGCGCCCCAGACAAGATTGTTACCTACAGGTGCAGGGCCGGAAACAACCCCGGTTGCCAGCGACGTGGACGCCAGCAAACCAAGCCCAAGACCGTTTCGGACGGGGATGCCAAAGCTCATCGGATGTTGATCGGCTTCGCGTACAGCGTGCCGCCCGTGCTGACCTGAATGGCGCTGACGCGCCAAGGCGCGCCCGTGCCGTTAGGTACGACGAAGGGAACCGGCGTGTTGGCCGGAAGCGGTGTGCCGTTGGCTGTCGTGGCGGTCACGCCCTCGCCAACCAAGATGAAACACGCCTGATCGGACCAGACGACGACGCCCTGCGGGCCAGCGGGCCAAGTGCCAGTCGAGCCAGCGGTGCCGGTGTAGGACACCGAACGCGCTACAAACTGGTCGCCAATAAGCGGGTTCAAAAGTTCCATGTCAGAGCCTCACGCCAAAAAGCGAAGTTTGTAAAGGGTCGTCAGGTACAGCCCGACGATCTCGTCGATGATGTTCTGAATGGCCGTCTCGTCTTTGCTACAGACCTTATACCGGGCGTCTTCAAGTTCAGCCAAGCTGTCGGTCAAAAACTCAACGATATTAGAAGTCTTTTTAGCCGAATGCAACGTGATGGGGCCGACCAGCCCGTGCCGGCCCTGATATGCTTCGGCAAAAGAGTCAGCCAAGCCAACAATTTCGTCGTAAAAGGTGTTCAAGGCCATGTGTTTGGCAAAACTGCGGGTGTTTAGATGGACGGAATGGGCCACATCCCGCGCCAAGAACATGCAACCGATGAATTCAGCGGGTTTCATTGGCCTTGTCCCATCATTTCAGGCTGAGGAGGCTGTTCCATAGACTGCGGAGGCGGTCCAGCAGGCTGCGGAGCCATTGGCGCAGCGTTTTCAGGCGGTTCGCCCATTTCGTTTTGTTCCAACTGTCCACGAGACGGCATTCCGCTGACCAGATCGCCTGTGTCAATCGCTGCGTGAATGGTGCCCATAACGATGTCATGAATTTGTTCTTCAGACATTGAAGCTTGCACCGCAGAAATTCTTTTAGTTTCAGCATCGTATGCCTTTACTTCCGAATCAAACCGCTTGATGTCAAGCTGTTGGGCTTCCATTGACTGCTGGACGCGCTTCAACATGCCTTCCATCTGCTGCATGTGCTGCGTCATGGCTTCGATCTGCTGCTTGGCGTGCTGCATCTCGGGGGATTGATCTTCGCCTTCCATGACCTTCGGGTCAATGATTTTTGCAAACCGTGCGGCCATTTCCTGCGCGCCAGGCCAGTCCATGTTCTTGATGAACAGATCGCCCGCAACCTTCCAGAGGTCTGGGTTTGACTGAAGCAGCATTGACATGGCGTCCAGCGCCTCTTGACGCTTGGTCATGTAGCCCGGCCCGGTCGTGACGCACACGTCGTAGACGCCGACCGACAGGTTATAGACTTTTTCCATAACCGCGCCCGTCTGATCCACGATGGACTTGACAGGTTCGGGCTGCTGCGGGTTGACCTTGACCATGCCGACCTCGCCGTCAAGGCCGACAATGCGCGCGACACGTTCAGTATCGTAAATCTTGGGGATGATGTCCACAAGCTGCCGCGTGACGTACCGAATCGCCCGCGAGAGGTTGTCTACGTAATGATACGTACCCGTATCGCCTTGTTTTTCACGAGCCAGAATGGCTTTGCCAGATCGTTCGTTGCTGGCCGCGCCAAGAGAACTGTCGTACTGACCCGTGGTGGCTTTGAT